ACAGCAGATCTTATATTAAAGAACATAGTTGCTGCTACAGAGCCATTTAAATAATTTAAAAATTTATTTACTAAAGCGTTTTGTCCACTTGGTCTGTTTTGACCAGTTTCAATTCTGTATAACATATCTTTAATAGCACCAACAACTTCAGCGCCATAAATAGCTTCTATTTTGTTTAAGTTTTCTGGTGAAAATATTTCATCAACATTTTCTTTAAACTCAGTAAAAAATTGAGCTCTACCAACTCTACCAGTAGCATCGTCTAAATCAGTTCTTATATCTCCAGCTTCCCAGCTTTCACTTGGCGCAACATAAAGATCTTGTTTAGATATTATATTTAATGTTTCGGCGTAAGCTCTAAGTTGAGGGTCAGACATAACTACTTCAACTAATTTTTTTTGATCTGTTTCGCTTAAACCAGGTATACTATGTCCATTTTTATCCCACAAATACACTCTTATGGCGTCTTGAAAAGTAAAATCACCATCTGGAGTTTTTTTAATAAGTTTATTTTTAACGTCTGCAAATTTTTTATTTAAATTTTTATAATCATTTGCTATAGACTGTTTAGCAGCGTTTAGTTCTCTATATGCTCTATTTAAAGGTTTTATCAAAGCTTTTTCAAAAAAGTCTCTATGAGCATTGCCTTTTCTGCCTTTACCTATAAAGTTATATAGTAAACCTACAAAATCTTCATGTGATGGTGGTATAAAAAATCTAAACTTACCTTTACTAGCACCACGTTTTCTAGCTTTAACATCTGAAAAACGTTTTTTAGATTCAACACCACTTATATCTTCTAGTATATCATTAAAGCTATTATCCATTGATTTACTAAACTTAACTTTAGCTTGTTGTACTTTTGACTTAACATCAAATTGATCTAACATGTTTTTAACAGCTTGTACATTTTGCAACGCGTCATCAGCAAAATAAAAATCATTATAACCTTCACCAACTTTATTAGCTATCCACAATGCTTTCGCTTCAGACGTACTGTTACCTAAGCCAGTTATGTTTTTTAAGGGTATGTTTAAACCATTAGCTTTTAAAAAATCAAATATAGCTTTTTGCGCTTGTGGTGGTCTTGCTGTTAATACGAACATATTTTCAGGGCCAAACTTACCTTGTAGCTTTATTGCTTTATTAAACAATGGTGCTAACTTACCTTTTACAACTTTATTAAAATCTGAAAAGTCAAACGTAAAACCTTTATCTAACAAGTCTTCATATGTGCTGGCATATTCTTCAGCGTTTAAAGTTCCAGTAGTTCCGTCTGGTCTAGTAAACTTAACTAAAGATTTAGTAGTAGCTAACGTGTCATCAAAATCTAAAACAGTAATACCTTTAGAATCTTTAACAGTTCTAGACATTTTTATAGCATTGTTAAATGTTTTTGTTGCCACAACAGGTTTTTGTAAAGAAGCAGTTTGTTCTAATAAGGCAACAAAAGAACTTTCATTAGTTACACTATAGTCAGATGTTTTTTTAACGGTTTCAATTGAGTTTTGAAATTGTATACCAAATCTTATTACTTTACTACCGCCAGGTACTATTTTAGCAACTCTTTTGCCTTGAGCATTTTTAACTTTTATAGAACCAGAATTTTTTAAATACACGTCTGTTGTTACGGTAACATCGTCTTTTATCCAAGGTAAAACTTGTAAAGCGCTTTGTTTAGGATCTCTTATATTGTATAATCCTAAGCCTAGTAATTCTATAAAATCCACACCATCAACTACTTCTCCATCAGGCATCACGCCTTGTTTAGCTTCATAATGATCAACAACTGGTTGACCATCTTTACTGGTTTGTTTTATATTAAAAGTGCTTGCTCCTTCTTTTTGTAGTATTGAATATATATTATAAATAGTTTCATCCCCTATTTGTGATAAGTTTTTAGCTTTTTCATTACCTTGTAAACTTCTACCCTCTGTGTTTAAAGGCATAGTGTTACCATTTACTTCAAATGTTTTTACACCGTTATTATACAGCACAATAAGCTCATTATACCTATTAATATATTTTTCTAACGGACCATTTTCTTTTAACATTTCATTCATTAAGCCGTCAAAATCAATAGAGCTATAAGAGGCTGGTCTATTTTTAGCTAAAGCATATGTTTTAAGAGCTAAATCAAATTTATTTAAATTTACAGAACCTAAAGGTACGTTTTTAGCTTTTTGAGGTGTTTCCCCATACTTTAATTCTAAACTACGTGTTATGCCGAAAAGTTCAAACGTTACGTCTGCCAAGCCCCCTGTTTCAGTGTTGGTATTTACTTTTAAATTAATAACATCTGGATCAATACCATAACTTTTTATTAAATCTATAATTACTTTTTCAAAAGCTCTACCTAAATCAGCATAAGGAGTTCCTGCTTTTTCAGCTCTATCAAACTCTTTTTTTGTATCTTTAATAAGAGATTTACTAAATTTTATAGTGTCAAAAGTTTTTAACTCTTGCTCTACTAGCTCTGCTGTTCTTGAAACAGTTCTTAACTTTGCTTCTATTATAGCGTCTATATTGCCTGAGTTTTCTTCAATAAAATTATCTACCGCAACATCAGTTTTTCTTTGGCCTATCATTAATATTAAAGATCTTCTTCTTTCTCTTAAAGTATTAGGGCTTCCCTGCGTATAATATTTAATATATTTAGGTTTACTAGCTTTACTTTCAAAAACGTCTTTTCTATAATTGCTAACTTTTTTTGTTTCAGGGTCTATATTTTTGTAATCTTTTCTACCAACTTTTTTCTTTTCAAACCAAGGTAGTTTTCTACTTTTTTCAATACCTATGCTTTTTGAAATTTCTGGAAATGCTTCTCTAATAAAAACTTCATATTCTGGAGTTGCACCAACAGTACCATCCTCACGTTTACCTATTTTAGGTATTGAGTTATCTAAATCTTTTCTAATTTCATTTAAAACAAGTTTATCAGCACGTTCTTTTAAATTAGTAGGATTTTGTTCTATTAAACTTTCAACTCGTTCTACTATAGTAGCATCAACACCTTCTTGTAATGGTACATCAAAATTTCTTAAAACTCTAGGGCCCTTAGCTAAATCCTGTGTAGTTCCTATAGTTGGCGTAGGTGTATCTGCTATTTCTTTTGCCTCTTTAGTATCTATAGCTGTAGTTTTCTTTGCTTTTTCACTTTCAACAGCTAGTTTTTTAGCAGCAACCATCTTACCAAAATTAGCATTGGCAAATATAAACTCACCAAAACCTTCTGGGCCTACAATAGTACCATCAGCTCTTTCTTTTGCTGGATCAAAATTAACTAATCTACCTATAACAGCTTCTATATTTTTCTGAGCCATTTCAGGTGAAGTAGATCTACTTCTAATATACGCTTCTATAACAGGTGCTAAATTACCTTTTGCATCTAAAATTCTATTAGTAACTCTAGGATCATCAAGAAGTTTGTAATAATCTTCTTGAGTTTTTACATTATCCGGTACAAGTTCATTTATAGCTTCAAGAGGTGATTTAGCAAACTTAACACCCTCTACATCAACCTTACCTTCAGTTGCTTTGACTATAGCGCTACTTAAAGCCCCTTTGTGTATACTTTTATTATACTCTTTTAAAAACTCATAAGTACTATTAGCCGTTTCAAAATTTATCTTTTTAAATCCAAAAGCTCTAAATATAGGTAATAATAATTCTTTAATGGGCGTAAATAAATTTTCATCAAAAGTAATATCATTATTAGCAATAGCATCAGATAATAATGTTATATACTCATCTTGATTTTCGTCCATATATTTTTGAGTATATCCTGCCTCTTTAATTCTTTGTTCTACTTTACCCCAATTGTTTTCACCAAATTTAGTTTTTAAATCTGCTATTAAGTTTTTATTAATTTTACCTTCTTTAACAGCTTTTCTAAGTATACCATGTAATAATTCGTGATTACCAACATTTACAGCTCCAGTAAGTTTAGCTATAGTTTTGTTGATTATAATTTTATCATCTACAATAAAACCATCTGCCGTAGCTGCTTCACCGCCATATTGTTCTCTAATTTGATCAACAGTCATAGTATCATCAACCGTTAAACCATATAATGCAGAATGCTTTTTAGCAAATGCAATATTAGCTTGAAAATCTCTTTCAGCAACATCGGCTCTAACTTCTGCGGCTATCTTCTTTCTAGCTCTAACCCCTGCAGTTCTACGGTCTACACCTTCGTATTGTTTTATAATATTATCAATATCATTTTGAATATTTTCCAAAGTAATTTCTGCCCCAGGAACAGCAAATATACCTTTCTTTTTAGTATCAGCCTCAGCTTTTTGTCTTTTCTTTTCTAGTTCAACTAATTTTTTTCTATCTGCTTCACCTACCCTTTCATCTATTTGAGTTTCAAAAATAGCTTCGCCTTGTTTTTCGTCTATAAAGTTTTTAAGATTTTTATCACCTAATATATCAAATTGAACTTTAGCTAAGTTTTCAGGTTTCATATTGTTAACCTTATCTAAAACTTCTTTTCTAGTTCTTTTTTCACCATTTATTTTATATTCTTTTTTAGCAAGAATATCAGCAGATGTAACCAATCCTTTTGCTTCAGCTACACCTTCCATTAAAACCTCAGCTATATCAAACTCTTGTCCAGCAGCAACCTGACCTAAAGCCTCACCTCCAGCGCCACCAGTCATTTCAACAGCGGTTACTTGTCTTGCTATTTTACCTTTTCCAGCGCCTTTTGCTAATAATTTAGCCCCAACACCTCTTGATAAACCAACGGTTATACCTTCTACAGCTCCAATTGTAACACCTCTTGCTAAAGCTCTATCTTTTATATCTTCAAAAACTTCTTCGTTTTCTAATATAGCTCTAATATTTTCTTTATTAAATTCTTTATCACCAAGCTCTTCTTTTAATAATTCTGTAAGTGTTAAAGCTGTTTCCATAGAACCAGTTAAACCTGCAACAGCACCACCGATAGCACCTGTTCCGTAGCCAATAGCTCCAGCAACAGCTGAACCAAGAGGCCCACCAATAGCACCAGCCGCAGCACCAGTACCAGCCCCAACACCAGCACCAACACCAGCACTGGCAGCTGCAATACCTGCGGCCTCCTCAGAATCAAAAAATGTTCTAGCCATTGCAGCGGCAGAACTAACTATAACTTGTGGTATAACTTGACCTCTTGTCATAACCATACCTTTCATAAAACCCCAAACACCACCACCAGCTTGATTTTTTATTCTTTCATATTCACGCATTTCATCTGAAGCACCAGTTTTATCTAAAGCATCACTAACCTCGATATATCTCATCAACTCTTTATCTGATATATTTTTACCTTTTTTATAAATATCGAAAGCCTCATCAACTGTAGCTCCTTGAGCTAATCCTTGTTGCGTAGCTCTATATAAATCTCCTAAATAATCAGTGGCTACATTCTTACCTAAAGTTCTTTCAATCCAAGTATCTTCCTCTTGTGAATCAGTTACATTAACTTGAGGCAGGTCGTACGGCCCCAAAGAACCATCGTCCGATTGTGACCCCGTAATATCTTGGCTCATCGTCGGGTCTACCGTCGAGCCTTGTACTTTTCCCTTTTTTACTGCATTTGGAAATCTTTGTAAAAATTCTTGCAACTTACTTTGGCCTACAGAATATTCCTCGCCATCAACTATATAAATTTCATTCATATTATTATTTTTCTTCTTTGTCTGCGTATTCAGTGTTAATATTTGGTGGTACTATATTATACTGCTTTAACACCTCTAATAATTTCTTAATTTCATCATCTCCCCCGTCATCAAAACCAGACATATCATCTCCAATTTTAAAACGCATTCTATTTCCACTTTCATCTTTTATAACTTCTCCAGTTTGTGGATTAAATAACATTATGTCGTTGTAACGTATATCATCTCCTTTTAACCACCCGGTACCACCTAAATCACCTCCTTTTAACTGGAATTCTGCATTCCAAGCTTTTGTGGTATAAGGCATAAACTGAAGCGTAGATCTTTTGTTGCTTAATTTATTACCATTAGCATCAACGAAATAATTGTTTAACGATCTTGAAACACCATCATCTTTGTTTATATCCATTTTATCAAAAATAGTTTTATGCAAGTTCTGTTCAGTCTTTTCATCTTTACTAGACCCGTCCACAGTTATATCAGCGCGTTCTACTTCCGTTTCTAAACCTTGGAACGCTTCGTGATTTGTTTTGAATATATTAAGAACTACATCGTCAGCGCTACCGATCAACGTTCCTTCGTTTTTGTCAAAATCATAATTTTCATACCATTGACCGTCAACAAAGTCATATTTTCTCATTGGCGCACCTTTTTTGCCAGTAGGTTCATAATCAAAAGCTTTACCACTTGTAAGTCGTCTTTTTAATGTTCTAGCATCATAAGCATCTATTTTACCACTTCCAAATTTAGGATAAGTATAATCAGGTATACCTAGATTTTTTTCACCTTCTTTTCCATCCGGAGGATTCTTTTTATTATATTGTTTAGCGCCAAATTTATAAGCGCTTTCCATTTTGTTTGCAGCCCAATCAATAAACATTTCTTTACCAACGTCTGTTTGTCCACTTAATATTGATCCTTGAAAAGCCGCCCATTGATTGTTAACTTCATCTTGGCTTATACCACCGCTATTATCAGTATCTTTAATACTAGCTAAAACACCTGTTTGAGCAAGTTCACCTTTTTTACCGGCTGCTGGAATGTCACCTTGTAAATTACCCCAAAAACCTGAGAATAGTGATGCAGATAAAGAACTAGCACTGGTTAATTCATCTTTAAAAGAAGCACCATCATGACCAAAATTCGCATGCATACCTCTTTTTACATCAATAGGTTTTTTAAATGAGTTTTTTAAAGAGGTTAAAGTTTTACCTTTTTGATACTCATCAAAAACACCTCCATACGTAGCTCCTGTGTTTTCAGCACCGGTAAATATATCGTTTAGTCCATTAGCAACAACGTTATCAGTATCAACACCATGGTCAGCTACAAGTTGTTTAAAATCACCTAAATCCATTGTCATTGGATTACCATTAACATCTACAGCTGGAGTGCCATCTGCTTTATACATGGTGTACATCAACTTATTTGTTTTTTTGTCACGACTAACTTGAGCGTAATTTCCTCTTCCAGTAATTTTATTACTAGTATTACTGGCTACTATAGCGGTAACAAATTCAAATTTATCCATACCCATTAAATCACCATCTATTAAATTAGCTTCAGCAGCTAAAGAAGCTTGATCTAAAGCTTCACCCCAACCATCAATTTCTGCAAAAATTTTATTTCTTTTAGAAAGTATTTCACTTCTTTTTTTCCTAGTTTGTCTATCTCCAAATTTACCTCCAAAAGGACCGAGCTCTTTTAATTCATCTTTTAAACTATATATATCGTCTACAAGAGTATCTGTACCACCAGCATCATATATTTTATCTACAGCAGAATTCCATTCTGCAGCATTCTTCTGTAATTCAGTACCAATAGCTGCTCCTATAGTCGCAACATCTTTCCAGATTTGACCGGAAGCTTCCATTGTTTTTTCATAACTCTTAGCAACATTTTCAAATATCTTACCATAATCTCCAGGTGTAGTCGCTAAACCAGCTCTTGTTGCTGCTGTTACTATTGAAGCATCTGCTCCTTGTGTTAATTTTATTGCCATATCTTATATTTGTTTTGTTTTACCCACTAAATTTAGCACCAACATAAGCACTTGCTACTTGAGCTCCAGCATTTAATATTTGACTAAAAGGATTATTTGCCGCTTGTTGCCCATACATGTCTACCGTCATACCCATAGCACTCATTTGATTAGCCATCGCTTGTTGTTCAGCTTGATTTGCTCCAGCTAATAATCCATATTCTACACCTAACAACGTAGACTCTCTACCAAATTCAGCTTGTTGAACAGCAGCCGCCCCTTGCATTCGTAATTGCTCAGCTTGACCAGCGCCTTGAGCAACTAGTTGTTCTCTAGATACACCTAATCTCCTAGCTTGTTCTGCTCCTGCTCTTTCCATTTGTTGTATTTGAGCCGCTCCTTGTGCTGCTAATCTTTGGTTTGCCGCTTCTTGTTGTCCTATACTAGCTGATATTTGTTGAGCTTGTACAGCTCCTTGATTTGCTAATGATTGGGCTAAACCAGCTATACCAGAACCTCCAGCTGCTCCTTGTAAAGCAGATAATATATTTGCTCTTTGCTGAGCGCCTTGTTCGGCTTGAAATTCTGCAGCACGCATATTAACAGTTAAATCTTCATATGGGTTTTCCATACCTTCATATAGATTTTCAAACTCTGTTTTTAAATCAGCATAAGGATTTTTTATATCGGCAAATGGATTCTCAAATTGAAAATCTTGAAAAGATTGTCTTTGCCTATCTAATATAGCTTGCTGCTCTTTTTGTCTTTCTGAGAACATTTGCTGTTGATCTTGAACCATCTGATTCATTTTGTTCATAGCAGCTCTTTGTCTTCTTTTTGCTTTTTTACCCATAATTATTTCTTAAAATTATTTGTTAAGTATTTAAAACCTTCATACTCTACTGGAATCATTATCCAATCTAAACTATCATGTATATTTGACATATGTTTATCGCCACACACGGTAAATAATTGCATTATACCATATTTTTCAGCTTCTTTCTCTACGTTTGTAATAAGAAGTTTTATTAATTCTCTTCTATCTTTTTCTTTATATTCTGGATTAGATACTAAATAAGTAGCCCAACCCACTATTTTTGGTTCCATTATAAATAAAAAATAACAAGCAACTGGTATGTTATCTTTTTCTATAATAAAACATCTTTCATCTTTTGGTAAAAACACTCTTGGAGGTGGATCTCCATCGTTATGTTTCCACCACCATTTCCACCATTTACAACATATTTCATAATCACCTTCCTTGAAAGATCTAAACTTTATCCTATCATTCATTTAATTTAATTTAAGTGTACTTATATAGTCACACTTTTTGCGCTTTATTTACTACTAGGAGCTATCTCTGAGCTTACAGCGTATAATTCCGCATGCTCTAGTGAATTGTTTTTTAATTCTACTTTAGCATAATAACCTAATAAACTAGTATTATTTACCGCTTGATTCTTAGAAAACATTATAAAATCACCAGCACTTGGCACTGATATTTCACTATCTATAGTTATTGAGCTTGGTGTTGTAGCAGTTATTACACCTATTTTTTGAGGATTAGAAGCATAATCTTGATCTCCAACTTGACTTACCGCGGTATACCATGCTGTATCTCCAACTTGTAAAGAAATATTTAGTGTATTACCTACTTGTATTGTTATTGCCATATTTTTATTTTAAGATGCAGCGCCTACTGCTAATATATTATCTAAGTTTAAATATATAGTAGTATTAACTTTTGGTTGTTTTGTTACTTTTATTATTCCATTTATCTTTACTTTTTTAGAACTACCAGTAAAAGTTAACGTTGTACCTGTTGTAACACCGGTTTGATCTAAGGTCATAACCATACTACCAGCAGTAGAACTAGCACTTACACTAGCAACCGTATTTGTTGTCAGATTGTTAACGTTTAAACCTGTTACAGTAACGTGATTACCACCAGCTATACCGTAAGTTCCATTTAGATCTACTGTTGAATTAGTAGGGTTAGTTCTAACGGTTTTTGTTAACGTAATAGGTGTTAAAACGCCAACTCCCATATCAAACGAAGTATCTAAACCTTCAATATTCGAAATACCACTCGATCCATACGCTCTAAAAGTTAATGTTACACCACCTAATAACGTTTGATTGGTGCTTAATGCAATTATATTCTCAGATTGATGAATAGATACTATTTCAGGTGTACCACTCAAACCACTTCCACTCACTACAATCATACCTGGGGCTAAATTCGAAACATCATTTAATTGAATTTTACTTGCAGTATCAAAAGCATCTGCTGTTACTGCTGTAGTCTCAAAGTACCATTCGTTAATTGGTACTTTACCCTGGGTCCCGGTATATGAACCTGTAAGATCTCTTAGTCCAAAACCATAGGTATCATGATCAGCATTTTCAATCTCCCAACTAAACTCAATGTCTCTTACCTCCGTGTTAGTTATAGAAGATGTAATTGTTGTTGTAGGAAAAGTTTTATAATAACTACTATTAGTTGTAGCTGGAGAAAGTATTAAATTAGAAGTGCTCACTTGTGTTAATTTCTTAGCAAGTATATTTTTTCCAGCAGCACCCGTTGACGGCGAAAAAATAGTATTTGAGTTTTTTAAAGAAGAAACAGTTATAAAGTAATCACCCGCATTACCAGCTGGAAAAGAAACACTATCGTTATAGATTTTACTAGTCATTTTAACGTTTAAAGTATGTGAAGTTGTAAAACCACTCGTAAAACTATTTGTTTTCCAATTATAAAACTTATCTAAAACACTAGATGAAGAAGATTTTTGAACAATGTTAATACTAAAAGTAGCTCCTTTATCCGCTCTTATAGTAAAAGTTCTATTTGCAGCTCCAGCTCCTAAGTCTGATAAATCCATTTCAAAAGAGTTTACTTTAAGCTCAACTTGTTTGGCTTGAGCACCTAAATTATCGCTCTCTGAAGTTGTATTATGATATTGATTGTGTGCCATATTTATCTTAATTAATAAGTTCCATTACCTCCATTACCTCCATTCCCACCGTTTCCACTATTATCGTTACCACTACCACCGCCACTTGTAACGCTACTACCGCTTGTTGCGGTTACGCTTCCAGCTATACCTAAACCTTGGAAGCTAAACTCCCCCGTGTCAATTACAGCATTATTTCCTTTTATATAGTTAAACCACTTACCTTCTTTTTCTACAAACTCCTTGATATTACCAACTTGTTTGTCTGTTTCTATAGAGTTAACATACCAACCTAGTTTTGAAATATAATTGGATATAGGAAATCTAAGTGCCGCTTCGTCTGATATTGTGGTGTTATATGTTTCAATAGTACCTTCTACATGGTTATCATCATACTTATATATTTGCGATTGTGTACCTTCGTAATTTAAAGTATTAAATGTTTTTATCAAAGAAGGTTCTTGGTTTAAAATCATTGTTATAGAAGACTCTGTTAATTGCCACTCCATTTCATTATAAAATTGATTTCTAGTTTGATTAGCGTGGTGTTGAAATAAACGACCATCGTTCACGGTGTAGTATTGTTTAGCTAAACTAACACCGTTTTCAGGTGTAAAAGATTTAAAACTTATCCAACCTTTTGTTTTTTCACTAAAAGAAAGTGTTTGAGGTGAAAACTCTATAACTTCCTGCATTGAAAAATTATCTAAAGTACCATTAACATCATCTCCTCCATCTATAACCTCAATAACAAAAGTATTTTTAAATGAATTAGGGATCATTGTTGAATTATCATGCCCAATTGTATGAATACTATCATAATAACCACTGTTTGTATTGTCTATTATAGGTATTATAAATCCGTATCCATCACTATTAAAGTAATAAACTCTTATTTGCCCACTTGTTATATTAGCATTAAATCTAATTCTATATTTACTATCTAACGCAATATGCTTATTTATAACTTGCTTTATTTTAGTATAATTAGGCGCAGAATTTAAAACTATTTCTTCGTTGTAAAAATATATATAATCATCATCTGTTGCATCAAACCCTACAAATTCCCAAAAATCTACAGAACCACCAATTATAATATTTGAAGTGTCAACTAACTTTATTTGAGAAATATCACATGTTAAAGGTACAACTGTGGAAGTAGGATAATAATTTTTATTATGTATACGTAAACTATTTTGACCATCTACCCATTGATGTAATTGTATTACCGGGGCTGTATTTGGGTTATAACTACCATTGTTTCTTTCTACTTTTGTTATTTGTGGACTACCTTCTGTAAAGTTAAATGTAACTTTATAATCTCCATCTTCATCAAAATACATTTGCAACTTATATCCTTTATCAAGCGTACCATCAAGAGGACTAGAAGTATCCATAAAAATTTTACTTCTTAAATTAAAATAAACAATATCACCACTGTGATTTTCTATTTTAACACTAAACTCATAATTATCTTGCGCTGGTAATAAATCAAAAGGCGCAGAGTGATCGTTAGTAAAATTTTGATGTAAAATTTGTCCTGGAGCTGTAGCATCTCTAAATTTAAACTTATCGTTTTCTACATACATTCTTTTTCTATGTATGCTATTAACCACTAATTTATCGTCTCCACCTCCATAATCAGGATGGTTCCAACTAGTAGGTGGCGTTGCGGTTTGCCATTGATTTGTTTGCATGTTACCACTCACATCATCCCAATCCCAATTAGTAGGTACACCACCTGTTTGTATTTCTGAAATGTCTCTAACGTTAATTAATTTTATTAGAGCCTCAACGTCGTAAAACTGCATTTTAAACCTGTCGGAAGTATTATATCCATTATAACTATCAGCGTTTACTTTAACAACAGCTCTAAAAAGTTGATATCCAGCTGGTATACCACCGAGATAACCATGACTAGCGATTCCTACTAAATCGCCACCGTGCATATGGTTGTATAATGGAAAATCAGCCGGTCTAAGTAGTATTAGCCCCCTATCAGTACCAACAGTTGGATTTCCAGTGCTATACACATTTGCACTACCAAAAGTGCCATAAGGAAAACCACTATTAAAAAAATCTGTTGACCAATAATGACCGGTATGAGCGTTTGTACTTGTAACAGCTGGATCAATTAAACCTCTAACTAA